GAATTAAGCAGTTACGGTTAAGGCACCTGTTCCTTGAAACGTAATCGAACTTCCAACCAAATCGCCGGAATCACCGCTTGAGCTTGTTCCGGTCACAATCGCGGTTCCGGCCCATTTTGTAGACGCGCTAGTACCGCCCGGATAAAATTCCAAGTCGATGGATTCGCCGATCAATAAATCTGCTTGCGCAGTATCGCCAGGTTCATAATTTAATTCACATGAACCTGTCCAGCCTTTGAGAGTTTTAGTGAATGATTTCACGGAATCGCCCATGACTGTATTTTCAACTGTATCGACACTTTCTTCCACCGACCAGCTTTTAAGTTCTGAAACTGCCGCAAGCGTTCCTCCGCTGGTAACTGCTTTCACAACTCCTGAAAATCCTGTTATTGCCGCCATTTTAATTTTCCTTTATTAGAGCGCCACGTCGGGCGCGTTGTCATAAACGCGGTAATCAATTTGATAATTGAGCCGCAAAGTTCCGACGGTTTTTGCACCATCAGCGTTAATTTCGATTTCTGTTGAAGTCAAAAACGAATCCTGCGCTAAACTGTTAATATCTCTATCCGCAGAAAGCGCAGTTTCGATTTCTTTTGCAATCAAATCTAGCTTGTCGTCAATGTCTGAAGACTCTGCCGCAACGCCCTGAATCGTAATGTTGAGAGTCCGCGCTTGTAAACGCGGCGTTCCTTGATTCAGAATTTCGCTTTCTTCTGACGTTGAATAAACGAGCAAACAAGGAAGCGCTGAATCTTCGAGCGGATAAATTCTGCTCTGGAAAACATTGCTTCCGGTTGTAACTAGACCCGTCACGTCCGCCGCGATCCGTTCCCGAATTTGTCTGCGCAAATGATTTGCCATTAGCTCAGCCTCAAGCGGAGTTGCGTCATGCTTTCGTTATCCGGCATAACCTCAACGATTGTGTAAGTCGTGCCGGAAATTGCGAGCGTGTCGCCTTGAACAACTCCTGAAACATCTGAGGAGCGGACAAGTGCGACTGGTTGCGAAGATTCCAGCGTTTGATCTCCCACATTTTCAGCAAAATAAGCTCTGCTGAGAAGTGCGGTGATCGTAGAACTAGAACCTGCGGAAACGTCCGTGAACGACGCGCTTGAGTCTCCCCAATCTGCCAGAAATTCTAAGCGCATCGCATCGTCTTCGACTGCCATGTTATTTTTTCCCGCGTTTGTTCGGAATAGTAGCGTCCGAAGTTTTCAAACCGACTGAACGGTTTGTTTCTTCTTTGCTGGCTTTTCCGGTTGCAATCGCTTTTTCTGCATCCTCAGCACCGAGTAGCGCGATTTCTCCCGCTGTAAAACTCCGGCCATCGAGTTGCAAATCTTCAAGGATTAAAATTTTCATAGCTTTTTTTATAAGTTAGCAAAATAAGCGACTGCCGAAACAGCCGCCTAAGTTAAACATAAACTACACTGTTGTGTAATCTAAACATGCAGAAAAGGATTCAGCATGTCTTACTGCGACATCTACTTCTTGCATTACAACAAGCCGGACAGTTCCTTTTGATCCATTGGTGTAGGGGTCAATTAGGATGTCGGGTGTGCTGAAAAGTCCAAGCATCAACTGCGAAAAATCGCCGAAAATCATTGCTGAACAAGTGCCAGAAGTTGAACCTTTAGTCAAATCAGACGGGACATTTGTAGTTACTCCCATTTGATAACCGTAAAGCATGTTCCAAGGATCATTCAAAATCATTACTGAATCCGTTGAAGATACTTTTGCGGTATTTGACAGCTTGCTTTTGACTTTAGGATTAGACAAAAATCCCATTGTGCTAGCGTTTAATGCCGCATTATCGGTTTCCACTTCTTTGACTAAATTAGTCACGGAAGCCCATGTCGGAGCACCACCATTTGTGCCAATTGCTACAGAACCAATGCCAGACGTCTTAGTGATGCCTGTTGGTTCCGCACCTGAATTCCCCTCAATTGCTACATCTTCAATCTTATTAGCAACTGCCGCTAATATATCATTTCTGACGATAGCTTCAATTGACGGATCGCTCTGTTGGAGAAGCAAACGAGAAATATCTTCGTAGCAACCAAGTGTCTTGCCTTGCATAGTTATTTGCCCAGTAGTCTGATTAACTGCGGCAACCGCGGAGTCCTCAGCAACAAATGCCGCGCTGACCCCCGCGGACACTTTTGGAATACTGATCTTGGTAGTCAAAC